GTCTTTTAAGTAATATATTTTGTACAAAATGCCACCATTTACCCATTTCTGGTGTAGAGCTAGCGACTTTTTCATTGTGAGTTTTGTATCTATCACCTCCTTCCATAGATTCAGAGCTATGTTCTGGATGAAAAATTACTGGAGGTTGCTTATTTAATATCTTAAAATTGCTATTTAAAACGCTTTTAATAAAATATACCGTATCCCAATAAGGTTTACCTAGATACATATCTGGAAATAAGTGATTATTGGCTAACCACCATGATTTTTTAAAGGCAAACAGATCGAATCCATGTACACTATACGATTGAAGCTTGAGATCTTCATCTAAACTATCTAAACTATGTAAATGGACTCGTGAAGTAGGGTACGATTCAATACCATCTTCAAGTTGCTTAAAAAAAGAAGCGTTTAATACAATATCATTGTTTAAAAATACAATAAGATCGTTGTCAGTATTTGCTAACTCATCAATTATCTTATTTACATAAGGATATCTACCATCTTGTTTAATTTTTAATGTATTAAAGCCATTAAAATTAATATCATCCTCTACATCTATAACGTTGTACAATGTAACATTGTTATACTTATCACTGCACTTACGTAATGACTCCAAGCAAAGAGCTTCACGCTTCTCTAAATCGTCTTCTTGCTTAAAACTATTAATACCAATTGCTATTTTTACGTCCATTCTATTAATAATATACGATGTTTTTTAATTTCTTGTACAAATTTTTCCTCTTCAAAGTATGAACAAGGTGGAAACTTCCACTCACCTGTTTGTGTGCCAATAGACCATCTAAGCTTGCGCATTTGCTTTTCCATAATTCTATGATATTGTGGCATAAACAAATTGTTTCTTGTAGTTTGAAACATATGATTCATATTTAAATCTGTATAATTATAACTAGAGTATATTTGATTAAGTTGATTGAGATCGCATTCTTTAATCATTTCATCATGCCATTCAATAGCAAGAGTATTGATATATTTTAACGTATCGTCTACAATCATTTTATTTAAAACTGGAAATTCTGCACCTTCAACATCTAACTTTAAATATATTTCATCTTCTAAGCTAAAATTTGTTTTAATAAAATTAGATAAATCAATACATGTAGTAGTTTGCTCATATTTTGGTGGCCATTCCCCCATATATTCATCTTTAATATAATCCGGCTTAACAAAATCTTCTTGCAAAATATTTGAAGTACCGCCTATTTCACCTTCCCAGATCTTACCTTCAACATCCCAAGGCGGTGACCACTCGACATTTAAAATTCTTTCTTCTTCTTTATCCCAAACAGCTTTATTATTAATTGTTATATTCTTTTTATCAGAATATTTTTCACATAACACATTATAACAGTTTACGTTTGGCTCAAACATATGTACTTCAATATCTTCAGCGCTATCAACTTTAATAGCTTTTTTAAAACTTTCAAATCCTTGTCCTAAATTTGATCCACAGTCTAAAATAATTTTTTTCATTTTGATATTTTCTCTATAATTTGTTTTTTTGTTAAACGATGTATACTCTGTACAGTAGTATTGTGTTTATCGATAAACATTTCATACTCCTTACCTAATTTTTTATCTCTTTCACCTCCCGCATTAATTCTTGACTCTGTCTCTGGGTGATTCATAATTAAATCATCAGAATCTTTTACATCAGGAAACCACCAAAAGCTTGGAATATGGTCTGCTTGTGCTATTCTATATACATTCTCCACATCAAAAATATATCTAAATTTATTATCATACAACCCTGTATCCTCAATACATTTTTTTGTCTTAAATGTAAACTCGTTACACATATTAGGATATAAGTTTACAGTTACATCTTTTGTATATTGTAATTCTAGCTTTGGTGTTCTATTACCAGGCTCTCCAGACTCCCATGATGTGCTTACAAAACAAAAGTAACCAAATTTACTAGCTTCCGCCGCTTCAATGTATTTATCAAAAATATTTGGATCTTTAATTATCATATCATCCTCTAATGTAATATAATAATCCATGTCTCTCTCCATTAAAAATCTCAAACAATCATTTCTACAAACAGACGGGTAGTAATTTTTACTATGCTGTATCCAATGTGCATCTTTATACTCGTTCTTATATTCCTTACCTCCATTAACAACAACTAGTTCATCTATACGATCCAAAGGCAATGAATCATAGAGATCTTTAAAATAATGTTCAGCATTATACGTTGTAATTCCTACACCAATCTTCATAGCGATTTAAAATAACTAATAACCTTATCAATATCATCGTACTCCTGATAAGGACTTGTCACATCTATTTTATACTTACTTTTAAATCTTTCTACGCCTTTCCGGAAATTTTCCATCCAATTACCAGTGCGAATTTTTGACTTATCATGATTATAATCTTGATCTTCAATATAATCATTACTATTTTCTAAATCAATAAACCATCTAAACGGAGGATGGTAGTTTTTTGTTATTGCATGCATAGTATGATCGACATGTTCCATTGCGTTAATATATTTTTCATCAAATAACCCAATATCTTCTAATACAGATCTATGATAATAGGAGCATGCTCCATATATGTTAAAATATAACGATACTTTAGTACCTTTAATATCAATAATTTTACGAGGATTAGGTTTATTGTTTATTTTATTATCTTGACCATGTAAGCAATAATTAAAATGTTTAACTTTTGTCTTTTTACTTGCATCTATATATGCCTGAAATGCATTTTTTTTAAAGACAACATCATCCTCTACTAAAAAAATATGTTCACATCCTTCCTCAAGTAAATGCTTAAATGCTCGATTTTTTGCGCGACCTACACCCTCTTTACCCGTTGTCTGTATAATAGGTGCTCGAGCATCAAAAAGAGGTCCCTTTCCATCGTTAATAACAACCACACGATCATACCACTCCTCTCTAATAGACTCTCTACACTTTTTGAAAAAGTCAGGTCTATCACATGTGATAATTCCTATACCAACGCTCTCACTCATACAAATTTATCTTTCCGAAAATAGGAGTCATTTACCCAAATTTCATCATCTTCAATTTTTTTCTTAAAAGTAAATCCTTGCTGTTTTAATATTTTGCGAATCTCTTCTTGTTCTTTTTGTCTAGACTTCATACCATGCATTTCGATACAAATGAGGTATATAGGTATAGACCAATCCATAGTGTTAATAACATCTAACTCACTTCCTTCAACATCAATAAAAAATAAATCAATATATTCCAGTTTTGATTCTTGTAAAATATCACTTATAGGCCGGCCTGGAACCGTATACTGGTCATTAGGTTTCCAGAGAATATCATCATGTAGTGTGTTTATTTCCATGTTTTCTAGGGTACCAGAACATGGACCAGCTCCACAAAACGTAACTACTGGATCGGTTGATATCGCAGCTCTAAAATTTTGTGTGTTCGGCCTGTTAAGATTCATAGCTATAAAAGCTTCTGATGCTTCAATAAGCACACCTTTAAATCCGAAAGTATCTTCTATACCTTTAGTGTTTGAATATGTAATGCCATTGTAACCACCTAATTCAACAAAAGTACCGTCTCGTACTTCACTAATTTTAGGTATAAAATTTTTTATTATATCTATCTCTTGACCTTGTTGACTGTGTTGGGTAATTTTAAATCCCTTAACGTCATAAACCTTACTATGCTTAATATCATGTCTTGCTGTTAATGCTGCTTGAACCCAAGCGTTCATTCGCATTGCAGACTCTACTGTCATCTGGCTCATATTCCAAATTTACGAAATAGTTCCTTTTCCTTTTCTTCTTGATCTAGGGCAGCTTTTTGCTGTTGAACCAATCTTTCAAGCTCATTAACATCGTTAAAAATAGAGACATCTTCACCGTACATTTCCCCCTCAGATGTAACATATTCACTAATTAAATCGATTCTTTGCTGACCAT